GTTTTTGTGTTGGAACACCGCCACTCATTACTATATTCCAAGCTTCTGCTTTATCTTGTTGTTCTCTAAGAGTTAATAAAGCATCCCTTTGAACTCTTTCACCAGCTTCTGCATAGTTTTTATAGCCACGACGAGCACCATCAATAACACCAAACCATCTAGAACCAAAACCATCAAATTTAAAGTTTGGATCAAAAACAGAAGTTTCAAAACCAAAAATATTATCTATTTTATTTTTTAATTCGTTTTTATTTGTTTCGTATGTATTAATAATATTACCAATATCATTTGGTTCATTATTTACAGATCCACCAAATGATTGCGGTCCACTTGCTTTTTGGTTTGTATAGCTATCGTATATTTTGGTTTCTGCATCATAGATAGCATCAGCAATCTCTGCTCCCTTTTTTTCAATTTGGTAATCTAAAACTCTTGGTAAAACATTTCCAGCTACTTCAAAAGCTTTAGCACCAATTGCATACCAATCCATACCAGTATTAATACCACCAATCATTTCTCTAGGACTAGCCATAGAAACTTCACCTTCTTTTACAAAGGTTGTTGGTGCAACTTGTTCTTGTATTTGTGGTGCTTGTATTTGAACTTGTTCTGGTGAGATCATAAATTGATTAGGCGTTGGGGGCATTTTCATCTCCTAAAAGACCTTTATATTGTGACATAGCCATATATAAAGTTTTAATTAAATCATCTTGAGTTTTAACTCTACCGCTATTAATTTCTCCCATCATACCCTTTTCAATTAGTGTTTGGTATTCTGGTTTTGAAAACATAGAAAAAGCTTCATTCCACTTATCTGGAGATAGTGCTCCTGTTTCTAACATTGATGCAGCAACTCCTTCTGATGCTTTATTATCTAGATTAATTTTAGTTCTTTGTTTTGCTACATTACCTTTTACATAGTTTTTAATAAACTCAGGTGCTAGTTCATCAATCATTAGTTGTTCATCTGTTGATGGTGTTCCATATGGATCATTTGGGAAAACTTGTGTTCTATCTTGTAAATCAAAGGCTGGAACAAAGTTTCCTTCTTTATTGGCAACACCAAATCTACCGTTAATTGCATTAGCAACATCAAGTAGATTCATTCGTTCTAGTTTTAAAAGATCGTCTGTATGGGCTTCTTCTGGAACATCTGGATCTAATTCTTTTGAGGATAATTTATTTAATCTTCTAGTTAAATCATCTTTATAAACTTGTTTTGATTTATTAAGATTAATATCAGAATTTCTTGTTGAGAAATTTTGTAAATCATCTTTAAATTCATTTACCATCCAATTAGGCCATCTTGAGACTTGTTCTCTTAAATAATATTCTTTATCGGTTGGTGTTTCAAACATCTGTAGCTCAAGCTCTGCTCTAGATAGCATTTCTTTCTTAGCAGCATCTCTACCATCTGGATGAAGATCTAAATACTTGTTCCAGTAATATTCTTTAAACTCTTTTGTTGGTAAAGGAAATTCTTTTGTAGCTTGTACCCAAGTTTTAAAAGCTTCTTGTTTATTTTTTGGATACATCTGTTTAATGCCATCTTCAATAGATTTTAGTTTTGTTTTTAACTTAGATGCTTTAAGTTCAGAAAAGTTATTATTATTTACTTTTCCTGAATACACAGAACCTTCAGCTATTTGTTGTAGTTTATTTAGTTTATCGGTATTCATATATTCTTTCTTATCCCTTTATAGGGCCAACAAAGTTAGAACCACCGGGTGTTGTATAACTTTCTACCCCGCCTCCACCACCGCTACCCTGACCATATAATAGAGCACCAGTAATACCAGCCTGTAGGCCACTAAGAGCACCACTAGCTAAAATTTGACCTGTATTATTTGCTTCTACCATTCCAGAATATCCGGGAAGATATACTTGTAGTTCTTGGTAATTAAAATCTCTTTGAGCTAATTTATTTTGATAGGTTGTTTGAATATCTCTCATTTTATTCATACGATTAATTCTTAAATTAGCCATATTTACTGTTGCGTTTTCTAAGTTTTGTCTTAGTAAAGCTCTTGCTGTACCAGAAGATGCTGAGATATTTCTACCAGATACACTAGATAGTAAAGCAGAATTAACTTGATTTGTTTGTTTACTAAATTGACCTTTTGCATTATCATATCCAAGTTCTGTATAGACTTCTTGAATAGCTCTTTCACTTAGTGCAGTTTGTTCAATTGCTTTATTGTTAATTGCTTTAGCTAAATTAGCTTTTTCAATATTACGATTATTGGCCTGAATTTGCCATTGTCTTTGGAAGTTTGCGTTTTGTGCAATTAGTTGTTGTTGCATTGCTTGAGCTTGTGCTTGACTAGAAGCACCAAAGCCACTAAGAAGACTTCCACCTAAAGAAATTCCACCTAAAATTCCACCAACTATTAACGGCATTTAAGACCTCTTTCTAAAAAATTTAGAACATCGTCTATTTTTTCATTTAAATCTTCTGTATAAACCCAAAAGATTTTATCTTTATCTACTTGATTTAACCAATTTATTAAACCATTTGTTGTATTAGTATATATTTCTTCAACTGTTTCGTTGTTATAAAAGAATTTACAAAGCGGTAGTTTTAACTCGTCTTGCAAAACTTTATACATACTTTCAAACTGCTTTACTTTATTTTGTCTTTCAACTACAACTATATGATTTATATAATCTTTATTTATATGTTGTAAAGAATTAAACCAAAGTTTACATATTGAATTATTTAATTTACTATTAGATAATAAATTGGTTAGTTTAAAAGGATTAATATCCCAATATCCATTTGGATTGTGTTCTTCAACAGTTAAACCAGTTATAAATTTTTCACCTATTATTGGCAATCCTTTTTCTTTTGCTTTTTGCATAATAAAAGAAGTTCCAGTTCTTTGACCAAAACCAGTTACTACATTTATATTCATTTAAACCTTCTTTTTAAAATACTTGGATAACTTTTTTTATTACTTAATGGATTTCCATTTACAAGAATAGCTCCACTTACTCGTTCACCAAGTAAACCTAAAGCTCTTTTATTATTAAGCCAATCTTTAATTTGTTGCTTATACTCATCTTGTTTATTTCTTTCAATTTGAGAATCAGCATCAATTGATAAAGAATCTTGCCAATAGGCAACAGCACTAGCTAAAATATCTACTCTATCGTCGTGTTTAAGACTACCTCTTTTTTCAGTAATCCTAGTTATTTGTTTTTGATTTTCAGAATCTTTAATAGCTTTAGTATTAAATATTAGTTTATGAACAGCCATTATTGGTTCTAAAGTTCTAATAATTCTAGTTTCTTTAGTACCAGATACTTTGAAATCTTCAATAGCAACTTGACCACATATTTCAGATACAACAGGTCTTAATAGATTGCAATACATAGCATCACCAAAGTTAGCTTCAACTCTAATTAAATTAATATCATATTGATAAGCTAACTTAGCAATCTTCTTTAATAAGGCTTCTTCGTATCCTCCTTGCAAACCAAGCAATTCATGTATGATGACATAGCCATTAACAAATGATGCAATGCAAATAGCTGTTTCGTCTGATCCGCGACCACTAGGGTCAACAAACATGGCAGTCTGCATATACGGTATAAAATTAGGGCTAATCCATTGTGGTTCATATATAAGATCTCCGCTGATACCATAAGATTCTATTTTCTTAACAGTACGCTTTTCCCAAGTAATTTTTTCTGGAAATAATTCAGGATTAACATCTATAACAATTAAATCCTCTAACTTAAGGGGATACTTAGCTCTATCGCTAAGAGTAGGATCTAATTTATAGTGTAATGAGAATAACCTAGGACCAATCTTAGCCTCTCTAGACTTGAGGACATCTAAAGGGAATCTCTCTGGTTGTGTTGATTCTCCTACTTCTAGGTCCAACTTTAGGATGTATTCAGAACAATTATCTATTTCACCGGGAATCTCTGGGTTAGGCATAACCGCAGGAAATTTAATAATTGGATATGAATTAGATAACTTCATATAAATACTATCAGTTGATTGAAAAGTACCCAGAATACGAATACAACCATCTGGAGTATTATTTCTAATTTGTTCTAACTCTGCTAATTTATTTAGAAGTTTATCTCTTGCTGAAGGAGTATCTGCATTTTCTTCAATCTCAACATCGTCTGCAATAATATCATCGGCGTGGCTACCAGTTATCTGACCTGTAATACCTTTAGCATAACAAGACAAATCCTGACCATATACTTTACGACAACCAACATTAAAACCGAATGCATTATCTTTATCAGACTCTTTTGGCTTTAGGTGTTCACAATAAGGAACAACATCTAAAATCTTTCTTACTTGTGAGATGAACTTAATAGCTCGATCTTGAGTTGCTGATATAACCATAATAGTTCTATCTGGATTTGTTAGTAATCTCCAGCTAGCATAGCAAGCGTTGATTACAGATTTACCAGCACCACGGCCAGCCTGTAACTGGAAGTCCTTTGGTCCTGTTTGCATAGTTTCTGCCATAGCGTATTGAATTGGGGTTGGTTCTCCTAATCCAAGATACTTAAAACAAGCCCATAGGTGGTTTCTAAAATCATCAATCATTTCTTGTGGTGCGTGCATATAACCTCCAAAAAGAGGAACTTTAACTTCTACTTATTATCGGACTAATAGGATCTACTAGGTGTTCCCTAGTAGACCCCCAAAGGTAGCGAAGTCCGCATTATCCAGCGGACGCTTTGAACTTAAATGGAGCCTTGGATGCCATCTTTGCTTCTAGCTCGTCCAAGGTGTCTTTGGAGATACCATCCAGTACCTCCCTATTGTCGTTTATAAGCCCTCTAATGACCGTATAAAGCCCCGGAGTACATCGGGTGGGGTCATCTAGGTCTAAGAGCAACTGGCTCAGTAAACGGTCATTAAGGCGTTTAATGAGATCCTTGTTATCGGACATATTTAGCCTTTGATCCAACTCTTGATTTTTTCAAGACTTACGATATGACCACCAATATAACCAGCTACGAATAGAAAACAACCAAACCAAATATTACCTAAAAATGATGCCATATTTATTCTCCTTCAATAAAAGATTTATTTACATAAGACCATCCAGTACTAACTGGAGAATCTTCAGAAAGTTCTACTAATTCAAAGTTTCCACCTAAATCAATAAAACCAATAATAACATTTATTACTTTATTTGTTTCTTTATTTATTACTGCGTATCTCATAATAGAGTGATTATTTTACAATAACCATTTCCTCCTTTACCACCAGAACCACCAACAGCAGCACCACCACCAACATTTTCACAAGCACCCCCACCGCCTCCACCTCCACCTCTCCAACCAGCTCCTCCTGCTCCTGCTGTTAAAGTACTAGTTGATGAGTTAGATCTGGCTCCTCCTCCTCCACCACCATATCCAGCTCCTTCTTGGAAGTTAAATAGAAGATTATCATTAGTATAACCAGTAGAGCCATAGTATTGAGTGGTAACAATATCCCAAGGAGCTGAACCGCCATCAATATATGTTGTACTTGTATCTGGGAATGTTCCAGCAGTACCAGCTGTTCCATTAGCATTACCAGCTCTTCCACCTCCTCCACCACCTGATGTATCTGGATTTGATCCCAGAGCACCCTGAGCACCATTATAGGCTGTTCCTGTAGTAATAGCAACAGAACCACCAGCTCCACCACCGGGTCCAGTAAGACCGGGTATAGCTGCATTTGAAGCGTTTGCTGTTAGCGATGCTGCGCCTCCAGCACCAGAAGCAAGACCATTAAATCCTCTAGTTGCTCCACCTGATGCGGCTCCAGTTGTTCCACCACCGCCACCCAAACCAGCTCTGGCATAAAAGCCATATACTGTTGGATTATTAAAGATAGCAGAGAATCCGGGTGGTCTACCAAATACACTTTCACCACCAGCAGAACCAACAGTACCGTTTGCGGTTGAACCACCAGCACCACCGTTTCCACCAGCACCTATTATTACTTCGCAAAGATCTGGTAAAAAGGAAGCTGGATAAAACATCCATCCACCGCTACCTCCACTACCGCCTCCTCCACCAGAACCAGCCGAAGCAGTACTTGCTCTACCCATTCCTCCACCTCCACCACCTCCAGCACCAACAAGATATACCCACACTAGTTTAGCACCTTTTGGTTTTCTCCAAAACCCACTAGAGTCAAACTCTTGAATATTAATACCTTCATTTGGGCTTTGAGAAGGAAAACCAAAAAATCCTAAGTTCATAGTGTACCACTTTCTACAATAATATTAAAAGTTTCAGAAACATTTGTAGATGCGTATAGATTTGTTGCGTTGCTGCTAACTGTACCGGGAAGAACTAGACCTACTAATTCAGGTACTTCAGATCTATATGGAGGAGTAGTACCAGCAGTTGCAGTAATAGCTGGAATAACTCTCTCAACAAGTAGACGCTTAGTTGTACCTCCATCAGTAGAAACCCAAATTCTAACTGCGCCTGCTGTTGTATTACCTACCGCATTAATAATAATACGAAGAATTCTTTTACCTACTCCAGAAGCTGAAGCTACAGATGGGCCTTCACAAATTAAAGATGTTGTTGTTGGTGAGGTTCTGCTAGTATCTGCTGTTGTAACTTGTGAAACTTCTATTACTGGTGTTGAAACATATTGAGCTGTTGTTGCCATCTAGTATCTCCTTAAATAATTCCTAAATTAAATAATAAATAATCTGGTACTTTAGCTGCGGTTGTTTGAGTTGTTAAATCTGGAAATACTATGCTATCTCTTACAGTAATAATATTAGGAACATCATTAGTTCTACCAGAACCGGATACAATGATTTCACCATTATTAGTATTAACTCTACCAACTCTACCAATGTTTTGAATTAACTGAGTAGCACCAGTTGGCTTTATATTTGTAAGACCACCACCTACTGCAACAAACATGGTTTGACCTACAGCATAACTATTAGTATTCATATTCTGAACAACACCAAGAATAGTTACATACCCAGTTTGATTTATTCCTATTTCAGTTGAAGTTAAACCAACTGCTGGCATTTTTGCGGAATCTCCAGCATCGGCAGGAGATACTTCAAGAACATTTGTAGCACCTACTGTACCAGTAATATATACTGGATATCCTGTTGGAATAATTGAACCACTAGTATTCTTGCAGTTAATTTGAATTTCACCTACGAAATCACCATCAAACCTAGAAGCTGAAACATTACCAGTATAAACACCATTAACTGCATTTATATCTCCAGTAGTTGTTGTATAATTACCAACATTATCTATAAGATCTACTGGTGGGTGGTTTATAGAAAAACCAGCTCTTCCGTTTAATCTTTGAATAGCCATGTATGCTCCTTATTATTGTGCAATAAAACCAGTACTCCATAGTTTATCAATACCTAAAGTACATATAGCAGTTACTCTATGTAACATAGTATTTGTTAATAATGGAGCTACGCGGAATTCAAATTGTTGATCAGTAGAATCATAAACTACACTATAGACTGCAAAATCTGAAGCAGTTACATATGTATTACCATATTCTACAAAGTTAACACTAGGAGATTGAGCAATACTAGTATCTTCATAATCGTGATTTAAAGCAGCCAATATTTTTGTTATTTTTCTTTTAGTTAGTTTTCCGGGTAATGCTGTTCCTGTAGTATCACCGACTTCTGTTTGAACAGTAAACTCAATTGAACCTATTACATCATAATCATTAGTTAATAGATTTCCTTTGTATAGAGGAAAAGACATAATTGGAACAATAGTTGTACTTCCTGTTAGTAAAGATGCTGTAATTATTTTAGATGTTGTGTCTAACTTTATAGTGTTAATAACTGGTTCATTTAGTGTTGGGCTTGTACCAAATACTAAATTACCTGTTCCAGATTCATCTGTGATTACTGCTGCTAGTTCTGCTGAAGTAGTAGCACCAAACTGACCCAAAGAGTTTTCTTTACTAGCAAAACCAGAAAGATTTTCTTCTTTAAGATTATGAATTACTCCAGTAGTATTTCTTTTTAGAATACCACGGTCTGCTGAATGTTGTCCAATATCAATCGGTCTTTTTCCCGGCATTGTTATTTTCCTTTCTCCATGCAGCATCAAATTCTGGATCACTAAGACGCTTGGCTGCAATCCATTCTCTAATACCCTCTGGTTTAGATTCATCTAATACAGATTGAGCTAGAGCAGCTTCTTTCTTTTTATTACTTGGTATCCATCCTATGGCAAGACGGATAGCTTGGCCTATACCTGTCTGCCATAGAATGATTACAATACCAATAAAGATAATAGAGATAAATCCATATTGAATTAAAGAAGCCCACCAAGGGGTAATATCTTTAACTCCACTAATGGCATCTGCTATATCTTTTGTTTCACCTAAAATAATTTCCGCGTGTTTATGAGCAATAGTTATATCTTGAGTATCAAGAATTTTAATTGCGTTTTCTTGAACTATATGGTTACTAGTAGATATCTGATTAACAGAAGAGCAACCACATAGTAACAACATAGTTAAGAATAATTTATTCATATCTAATTTTTTCTAAAATTTCTATACGATGTCTAAGTTCTTTTAATTCACTCATTACCATAATAATATTTTTACCTTGTTCAATATCTGTTTTAACAAGGTCTTTTGCAATATCTTTTAGTACCAATAATTCGTCCATACTACGATCAATCATAGCATCTCTTTTACCCATTCTTAGAATTACGGTTACTACTCCTATTGTTAGAATTGCTAGTTGCATAAAAGCAACATAGACTGATATTTGATTATCTGGCATATTAAAATTCCTTATGCTGCTGTCATATATGTTATATTAAAAGTTAACCAAGTATCTGTACGAATACTTGGCAGTACTTGAGTTGTTTGTCCTGTTTGTAGTTGTGTAAAATAAAGCCGTCCACTTGTATCAATTTTTAATAAACAAGTATTATGACTATGTACAGAATTTGCGAATACAACACCTGTAGCTAAACCACAAACTAATTGTGCTGGTGCTGGTAAACCTAAAAGTTGATATTCTGTTTCACTGTGTGCTCTAGTAGTTGTTGCTTTAATAGCACCACTTACTGTTACAAATCTTCCTTGTTTTATATATCTAGTTTGTGGAAAGTTAGCTGGATCGTGTTGTGTATAATTTGTATTAAACCTAAACCCAGTAGAAGCTCCAGCAGCTTGTGCAAATACTTCTGTTTCTGGATATGATAATGGAACTGCCCCATATAGTGGTGGTTGGTTAAATACAACTACACCACTAGCATTAATAGTCATATCTGCTGTAGTACCACCAGTAGCATCATAATCACCACGGAATTCTAAAGTACCAGTACTTTGAATTACATCTGTTTGTACTGTAGGGGTTACTAGTTTCTTTGTAGATGCTATAGTAACATTATCATTAAATGTGGTTGGTCCAGCGATACTAATAATACCAGTAGAATCAATACTCATTCTTTGTGTTCTTGATGTTCCAGTTTGGAATACAAGAGAGTTATTATAAGATGAAAGAATTGTATTTCCTGTGGATGCTGGAACACCTTCAATTACAAATCCATTAGCCCAACTTCCAACTCCACCAGTTGTTCCTTGAATATGTAGAGAACCGTAGGCTGAGTTACCAGTGTTTTTTATATTAATACCATCACTACCAGTTCCAGTACACATTACTTCTAATTTTGTACCAGTACTAGCTCCACCAATTCCAACAAGACCACTAGAACTAATTCTCATCTTTTCTGTTGCATTGGTAATCAATCTAAAATCATGGGCTGTTTCAGTACCAATCCAAGGAGAAACTGAGTTTACACCCCAATAACTACGATGAGTACCGCCATAACCTGATAGTTTAGTAATTACATCATCAGCTGTATTAATATTAAGTTCATCTGTTGGAGCTGTAGTACCCATACCAATTCTATTGTTAACAGCATCAACAAAGAAAGTAGTTCCATCTATTTCAGTATTACCATTGTTAGCAATACTAAGTCTTGTTGCTGCTCCATTTAATATGTGAATAGCTCCAGTATCTTCATTTGAAATAGTTAGATTTGTAGTAGATGCTCCACCAAAACCAATATATGCTTTACGACCTTCTGCTTGTCCTCTTGGATAGAATGAAAGATAGCTATGATCTGTTCCATATAAATATAAAGTTGTGGCATTTTGAACTAGTTTTGTTGGACCAGAAACTTCTAATGTTGTTGACGGAGAAGCTGTATTAATACCAACTCTATGGTTTGTAGCATCAACAAATAAAGTACTTGTATCTATAGCAAAGTCACCGTTATTAAATAACCGTGCTCTATAGTCCATTGTTTGGTTATCTGCACTTGCTGTAGCTAAGGTTCCTAAATATAGACCACCATTATTATCAGAGACAATACCAGCACCCTTAATACCTCTAGTTCTAAAGGTATTTGCATTAGTTCCATGTTCTGCACTGAATGCAATAAAACCACCACCATTACCTGTTAGTTGTCCAAGTGTGTTATTATATCCAGCTTGATTAGAATGTCCCCATTCTAGACCATTTCCGCTAGCACCGCCTCTTACACTAAGGTTTGTAGTAGATTGTGTGTTTGCTATAGCTGAAGCACCAATTTCAACCTGACCACTAGTTTCAACTCTAATCTTACTAGTATTGTTTGTTCTAATTTCTAGTGGGTGGTTTGTATAAGATCCTATAAATCCACCAGTTGAGTTTACACAATTTATTAATTCTACATCATTTGTAGAATCTCTAATTGCTAGGTTTGTAACTCCATCGTTTGTTACGATTAGTGGAGCACTACCGAATGAAGAAGCATCTTCACCACTACCAATTGACATAGCAGTACCAGCAAAGTCACCAAGTTCTACTCTACGACCAGTATAGGCAAGTGTTGTGTGCAGTACTGATGTTGGGAGGGGTCCTCCTGTTAATGTTGGACCAAGAATTAGGGTTGGGTCTGCTAAATCAAAACAATGTTTATTATCTGAAATAGCAGCATCATTAAAATGAAGAACACCATCAAAAGTCCAAACATCTATATTTGCACCAGTAGAATAATAATATAGACATACCCAATCAACACCACCATCGTTTACTTTAACAAGTTGTAATGTTTCTTGACTTCCTTGTGTTGGTTCAAATCCAATATAACCATAATGAACACATCCTTCTAGTAATGCTGCACTATATCCTGTTGTAGAATAAGCTTTACTTATATAGAGATATTGACTTGTTGTAATACCTAAATCATTTCCTCTATTAACCATCATAGTACCACATATTGTAAACGCTGTGTTATTCCAACTATCTGCAATAGCTTCTGGTAATCTAAATAATTTTAGATAACAGTGTGAATAACTTGTGTGGCCATGACTATTTGGTACTTGTTTCCAAGTTTTATATAGTTTTTTAGTTGTAAATGTACCAGTATAAGCTGTTGAAACATCTAGTTTTGCTTTAGGTGCTGTAGTACCAATACCAAAATTAAGTCCATTAAATCTAGCTGCTTCAGTAGATCCAATTTTAAAGATTAGGTTATTTGCAGCATTTGAATATGTTTCTTGTAAAGTAATACCAACAGCAGAATCAGCAGAAATAACTAATCTTGGGTTATTAGTACCATCTGTTTCCCAGAATTCAGCAATATTTCCATTTGTTGTTCTATTTACCTTTAGTGGTAATGTTGCTGTACCGTTTCCTAAAACTGTATCTCCACTGAAGGTTTTATTTCCAGCAACAGTTTCATTACCAGAAAGACCAACATAATTAGCTAGGGTTGTAGTACTAATCTGAGTCCAAGCACTTCCATTATAAATCTTAAAAGCAGTATTAGCTGAATCATACCAAATAGTACCAGCAATTGGATTTGTTGGTGAACTAGAGCCATAAGTTGCTGTGGCTCTACCAGTAAGATTACCATATTGGTCAATAGCATTTACTTCAACTGCACTTGAGTTTTTAAAAGCAATAATCTTCTGTGAGGCAGCTCCAGTAATAGTTGGTACAGTTCCAGTACCAGCATTTAGCGTAATAGTACCAGTTAGACTTAGTAATGAACCAGCGTTGCCTGTTAAACTAAGTGTTCCACTTGTTTGTGTTAGATTACCAGTAATATTTGTATTACCTGTTTGAGTAATATTACCAGTTTGTGATAGATTTCCTGCTAGTGTTAGTACTGTTGGACTAGTGCCACTAGGGGTAATTGTAAAGTTTGCTGTGCTATCTTTAGTTCCGTTAGCACCAGCATATACAATTCTACCCTGAGCATGACCATTAAAGATGGTGTTTGTACTGGTTGTTACTGCGTTGGTTACATAATCATCAATAGCATTTACTGCTGTAATAATATCAGAACCATTAGCAACAATAGTACCAGTTACAGTACCAGCACCAACCTTTGTCTGTAGTGCTGAGATATTGCTTGTTTGGGTTGTATTGGTAGCTTCTGTTGCAGATACTCTTGAATGTAAATCATTTACTCCAGCAGTTAGACTAACATAGCTATTAGATAAAGCTGTTGAAACATCAACCTTACTTTGTAGCGCAGTAATATTATTACCTTGAGTTGTATTTGTAGATTCGACAGAGGTTACTCTGGTATCTAGACCATTTACTGCTGCTGAAAGATTAGATGCTGAGTATGTTCCAGTAAGACTGGTAGATGGGCTTACTCTTGTATTTAGTGTATTAATACTAGATGTTTGTGATGTATTTAGTGATTCAATAGCATCAAGTCTACCGTTTTGTGTTGTATTTACACCAACAGCTGCTGTAATTTGATTTTGTAAGTTTGTGTCAGCAGCATCAATATAAGTTTTAACATCGGTTGAAATAGCACCAAGTCTTCCTTCAACCCAAGTTCTTGTTGACCACTTGTAACCAAAGTTATAATCTAGATCTGTAGCGGTAACAAACTCATAATTCATTCTATCAAGAATTTCTTGAACAACGCTTATTAATTGAGATGTCTGAAGATTTAGTTGGCTAGCAGTAAGTCTAGTACCATCAACCCAACTAACTAATGCTTCACTGGTAATGCTCTTTCTTCTTATTGAAATAGCAGCACCATTTGTAATTGCAGGTACTGTAATAGTTACACCACCTACAGTAGTATATGAAGGGAAACTTGCTGAGAATGCGGTAATCTTTTTATTGGTTTCATCAACTGTATAGTTATTTGAAGCAATAATATAAATTTTTCTAAAGTCTTCTTGTGTTAGGATTGTTCCGCTTGGTACAGTAAAAATTCTTTCAACTTCTAACTGATCCTTGTGAGCAATTCCTGATATAGTTGGTATTTGTGAGTAAGATAAACCTGTTGATGAATTCCAAGTTCCACTTACATTTGTTTTTAATAAAGCATTAGTAGGCATTTCTTTAGGCTCCTATTAAGTATTTAAGGAAGTATATGTTTGAGTAAACTTACCTTTAAGTTCCATGTTAATAATATTTACTGGTGTTGGATAATCAGAAACTATTTGAATTCTTGTTGTATCAGAGAATCCAAATACTTTTGCAACAAACTCTCCACTCTTTTCTGTATTCTCAATACTAAGAGAATCTAGATTATTATTAGTTATTAGAGCAGAGAATTTAGACTGAATAACTGATTTACCTCTTCTTGTTGCAATAATATCATAATTTCCAGTATCTGCGTGTCTTAATGTAAGTGTTTTTAAATTTAGAACACCATCAATAACATTGTTATTTTGATCTCTTACAAACTGAGTACTTAGTTCAACATTCATTGTAAACTTAGTACCAATATATAATCTAGCTTGATTAACTACATAGTTTCCATTTACTGAGAAGATATAACCAATACCATTGGCATTAGCTACATAATCTGGTTTAATTACAGTATATTTTCTTTCTCCCCATTTTGAATCACTAGGATCTGTTATTAAAAGAACCTTACTTGGATCAAAAGAATATGGAAATACTACATTGAATCTTGTTTCGTTTGTAGATGTGTTATAAGAACAATTGGAATTTTCATATAAATTAATTAAACAATAATTATCTAATTTTGGAATTCCTTTATCTTGCTTTTGTAGATAAGTTCTTTGAATATAATATTCGTATTTTAAACCATCTTGAGATTTCTTTTTAATAACGAGGTGTAGATAATTATCATATACCTGACTAGATTCAATTTCATTTCCTGTTTCTAGGATATATCTATAGAAAGCATTTTGTAATACTTTGTCACCGGAAAATCTATTAGTATATAGATATAGATAATTTGGATTATCATCATCTACTGTTACAATGGTATTCTGAGCTGGACATGAACAAGTTGCTCTATAGTTTGTTGGTAAATAATCACCACAATGACTTGAGATTTCTTGAGCAGTACTTAATGATCCACTTTGTTGAGTCATGTACATATATAATCTACGCTTATCAAAGAAATAAATTAAAGAACCCATTAGAATAGGATCTGTTAATTTAGCTGTAGCGTAGAAAGATGTTGGTGCTATTTGGGCTGTAAGTGGAGTAATTTGATTTTCAGAACCTCTCAATTCAAACTGAATGTCACCCTTTGTATTGATAAATAAGAAATCACTGAAGGGAGTAATAGATGAAATTTCAGCATATGTTTTAGAAGATGCTCTAATATCTATTGGGTCTGATGATACAATGTTACTAGGATCTGCTAAGAATAGGTCTTCATAAATACCTAATTGCGTTGAAAAGATAACATCTTCAGCAGCAAAATATAGACGATCTCTAAATGTTGCAATTGCATTAATTCTTACTTGTCTTGCTGTTTTTTTATCAGCAGTTAAGAATACACTTGGACCGGGATTAGAATATCTATTACCAGTTGTTTTTGGTTCCCATGCAATTGGAGCAAATACCCAGTCACTATTTATACCTGTTGGTGCTTCATTAAATGTAAGCTTTTGTGGCATTCTTCGCTCATCAATAACAGAGTATAAGTCTGGAGAACGAACCTTTTGTGTATAGGGTCTACCTTTACCATTTATTCTAGTAGAGCCGTCTTTATAAGATATAGATTCTGGAAAATTAACTATTCTATAATAACCAGAAGTTTGACTTAGGTATGGTCCTGCTGTATAATAAATTTTACCTCTACCATTAAGTGCACTTTGTGATTCTAGTGGATGATCAGAATCATATAAGGCATCAAGCATTGTTTTTGCTGACTCATCAATGGTATACGCACCAACAAAGTTTCCGTTATTTGCGTATACTTCTGTTGCTTCTGGTGGGAATCTAATTTCACTAAAGTCTGCGAAAGACTGTCCAAGCCAAGGTTGTGTTGAGTCCTTGTAAACAAAGTCTTCTACTGGAACAAATACACCCCACAAAATAGTCCATGTAGAGTTTGCTACAGTATCTGCTAAAAGAGTTGGACTAATGTAATTAACATCTACCGTCATACACTCATATCCAATATTTTTTGTTGCTGTATTTGCTGTAGTTGCTGCTTTTAAAGTTGGGCTTACAAAATTAACTTTAAGAACAAGGCTTGTGCTAGACGCTGATGTAATAGTACCAGTAAAATAATTATCGGTATCAACCCAAACAAGAACATTTTGATTAGCAGCTACTTGTGATGGAATAGTTGCATTAGTTGTTAAAGTAACTGTAGTATTTAAAATAGAACTTCCTGTAAAGGATGATGTTGTTGTTTGTTTAAAAGCAACTGGTGTATCAGCAAACTTTAATGTATTTGCATCGCTATTGTAAATATTAGTTACTGTTCCTGTTAAATACTTTGAGTTTGCGGCTGAAGTACTAGCAGAAGAATTATAAAATAATACTGTTTGATTTAATATTGAAGTATCTGGAATAATAGTAGCACATGTAAATGGATCTGGAACTGCATTTCCTGTTATAGAACTTGAAGATGAATTTGTTTCAAGACTACCTGTTGTTCCTGATACTCTACTTGAGGTATAATAAGTTACTTTTTTACCTTTAGTATCTAATGTAGTTGATTCTGTACCATCAAGATTAAACAAGAATCCATTATCACTAGAGGTAAAACCAGCCTTTACTAAAGTATTTAATACAATAATACTAGAACCAACTGTAGTTGCTTTTAAAACATCTCTTGCTTTATATGAAGCATTACCATAAGTAATATATTCTCTAGTTGAAGTAGAAACAATAGTTGTTCCTTGTTGGTTTGTTGCTGTTGTTGGTGTAATATCTTCCCAATTGGTTGCGTTTATTTTAAATACATAAAATAAAACTGAATTAGCAGCACTAGCTTTATAATCAATACCAATTAAGAATCTGTTATTTTCATTAATAGTAAACCAATACCACCAGAAATCTTTATTAGCATCTTGTGCTAAATTTTCAACACATCTAAATAAATCTAAACGGTTTGAATCAGCTAATGAATTATTTCCTGTAAAAGAAATCTGTGGAAGAATTTCAAATCCGGGTCTTTTTTCAAAAGATCTTTCTAATGAAATTAAAGCATTATCCATAACTTCTGCTTCTAGTGGAAGTCTTTTGCTTGGTGCTTGGGTTGATACACCGCTAGATAAACTCAAAATAGGGATTCTAGTACTAGCCTTAGATCCGGGTGGTCTTCTTCTCATTGGTGGCATTATCTATCTCCTCTCCAATAACGGTATCTTGATGGATCATAAATGTATGGGTTTCTAAATACTGCACCACGAACATTAGCATCTCCAGTATGGAAGATATTTCGTTTCTTATCGTTAATATCAGAAGCCTTACCTTTTAGGTGAAACATCTGTTCATTGTATTCAAGATATCTATCAGCTTCACCATCACCTTGTGTAATGATCTGATATTGTCTCATAGCACTAGCCATAATAGCTCTTTGAACTGGAGTATCAAGATGCTCCCATCTTAATTTTTTAATTACTTCAACATAATAATCACCAGTAGTCCATACATCTGTTTCGTCTGTATAGTTATATAATCTTGGTGGATTATCACTAAGTAGTTTTGCGGTTATTTTAAGACCGTCTGTATTTAAATGCCATGATATTAGCTCTGCTGAGATTATACCTTCTTCATCAGAATCACCAGAATCAAAGATAATCTTACCTGTTGAGTCTGGATTAAATTTTCGTACTAATTTGTTATTAGCTAGACCTCTCATTTGGATATCTAGACTTGATTGTTCTAGAATTGTTTCAGCAATTCCTGTATCAATACCAGAACTTTCGTTTAGGTCGGCTACTAGAGATTCGCCAGCCGTTAATAACATTTGATTAATTGCCTGTAGCTTGGTTATAAAACCCATATAGCCTCCTTAGAAAAAAACCACCCGACTCCCACTTAAGGGAGCCGGGGGTAGATGTTAGATCACCTCCTGTCAATCTTGTTTAACTAAATAAACGATATTAACAGTAAGATTAATCATTATCAGCTGGTTACGGCGTATTCTGCGCTGAAACCATTGGTTAGGTTATCATGCTTGGCAGTACCACTTACACCCCAACCATTAAGGTGATCTCGTAGAGATGCACGATCAATAGTTGAGTCTGTAGCAGCACCTGAAATAAGGGCGCAGCATAGTTCTGGTCGAATTATGCCAGTACCCTTCATCATGCTAGCAACGGTAAACTGAGTATTACGACGGACATCCTGTACGGTGTCAACCTTCATACCCTGTAGTGATAGACCAGCAACTGCTTCTGGCTGGAATAGAATACCGTAAACGCTGAAAGCACTAAAACCTTGAGCAGTAGCGTTGTTATAAGCAGCAGAAGCAAAGTTAAGATTATACTTGCTTGAACCAATTGAAGTGCTTGCTGAAGCAGCAAGATTGGTCTTTGGAATGTGATTGGTTTTAACAATCTTTACACCCATATAATCTAAACTATCAGTCATCATATTCATTCCCATACTGATTTGAGAACCATTACCACCCCAGTTGTCTGAAGCACCAAATAGTGGTGAGTTTGAATATGCAGTATTTGCTCTTGGAATACCTAGAGCACGGATTGTCTGGAATACCTTTGGAGTTACAGCACAATATACATTTTGTACTGGTAGGTCGTTTTCCTGACAAGTTACTAGATAATCTTCAATCTTTTGTAGAAGAACTAATGCTTCTGCATCAGTTACATTGGCAGCGGTAGTTGAAGCATGGACTACTTTTGGTGCTTGGAAAGCATTGGTAGTAAAATCAGTGCCTCTAGGATCACTGTTTAGTGAATCTACTGCACAGGCTGCAAGTAGAGATACAGCTAGCTGACGATCTCTAGTATTAGCTAGGGTAAGACCTGATTGACGAGCTAGCTCGCTACGGTAATCCCATTGAGTTACTAGAAGATCGACATTATCGCATTCAAAGTGAGCGGCCATTGGACGCTTATCAAGATTTACCTTGAAAGTTGTGCTGCTAGCATCACCACCAAGTAGTTCTTCGCCTGCATCCCATGCTGGATTTAGAGCGATAGTACCAGTAACTGGGAATTCGTAAGAATAACCACCAGTTAGGGTCTTAGTAGTAATCATGTTTTCAAACATATTGTATTGATCGTAAGCGTGAATTACTTCACCGCTCCATAGTGGTAGCCATAGCTTGTTAGCACCAGCTGCTCCACCTAGTGGATTAGCGGTTACATCGGTACGCATTACGAGATCAGTATGAGCCAAGTCACCGGGATATTGTGCCATAGTTAAAGTCTCCTTATTAGTTTAAGTTTATAGTAAATAAAATAAATAGAACAAGTGACAAATCTTAAACTAACATTAAAAATGATTTTTCCAAAAGGAGTCTCTTTAATGTTTGTTTTGTTATATTGATATCCATTACCATAAGGGGGATTTTCTTTATAACTAAACTTAGTTTGGAAGACGGGTTATATCCGTCATCATTATACGCTGTTCAACTGCTTGACGGAATTTGGCATCCGATCCATATCTTGGATTGCCTCTGTCAGCATAGAATTCGCGCTTTGTCTTATAGGGTTGAAGTGCCTGCTTTGTTGAAGCCACATTGACTTGTTTTTTATTAGCTGGCATTTCTTTACCCTTAGCTGTGTTTACAGTAGCTTTATCATATTTAGCTTGCAGACCAAGTAATGCAATTTCCCAACTTGGGCTAGCTAGGTTTGCATTAATTTCTGCTTGCTGTTGTGGTGTCATTGTCTTTGCAGCCCATGTAAAGATAGATGACAACTTTTCTCTACTACCTACAACATCAGCAGCCTTACCAAAGGCTTCTCGGGATCTTGCTCTTTGTCCCTCTACATAATCTGTAATCATTCTATCAGTAAATCCAGTTTTAGTTTTAATTTCTGAAACTGTTTCATCAGATAGTTTATTACTAACAGCTACTTCCATAGACCACTTAGACCAGTCTTCTTCTGAAATAACAGAAGGAGTTGATTTAATTTGTTCTTCCTTTTTTTGAATTTCGGGAATTCTTAATTCTTCTGGAATAGTTTCTACTTGAGGCTCTGGATCTAATTGGTTATTAGTTACTTCAGATGCAGGATCAACATAGTTTTGGTTTACAGCACCAGTTTTTTCATATGTTTTTTTAAGATCTGCAATTTCCTGACGAGCCTTAGTATATTCTTTTTGAGCGTTTTTTAATGAGTCAAACCAAGCATTAGAGTCTTTAAAATTTTTTGGGATTTCAAGACCTTGGTTTTTTACATAAGTTTCAAATGCAACACGCTCTCTTGCTACTTGAACTTCTTCTGGACTAGAGACTGGAGATTGTTCAACTTTTTTAACTTGATTATCAGCCTCAGCTACTACTGGTGGTTGTTGATATTCAAATTGTTGAGTCTCATTGGTTTCTTCTGTCATACAAACTCCTTAGTTATTGTCTTTACGACGATTTGTGCGTCGGGATACTACTCTAAGGTTTCTTAGACTATTAGTACCACCTTTAGATAACGCCCTTTTGTGATCGACATCTTTGCCATCACCTTTACGAACACGGCCTTGTTTTTCTAGTTTACGGCGAGCCGTTACTCTTAGAGATCTTCGCTTACGATAAGCAGCAGTACCGTGATATTTAGCATATTCTTTTTTATAGTTTCTTTTAATCATGGTGTTGTAGCATTTGGACCAGATGGAAGTTTGCCATCTTGAACAAAAGTATCCTTATTTGTTGAATCTGATTTAATAAAGCGTTTCCATAGTGTAATATTTGTTGGAGCAGCAATCCATGTAGAAGAAGCCCCAATAGAACTAGTTTGAATTCTTTTAATGTTTTTAATATCTATTGGTAATAGTTCACCATTAGGAACTCGTATTTCAACAATATATTCAGAACTTGTATTAAGAGTTACTGAAGTTCCACTAGAATTAATAACATCAAAATTAGATGCAAAACCAGTATCATATACAATCTGTGCAACAACAACATTAGATGGTAGTTGTGTGGTTGCTCCGGGATTAGCACCAAATGAAATATAATCTGTATCTAGACTTTTAACATAATCTGGAATAGTTATACTAAGAGCTGTGGTTGAATATAATGTTGAATTGTTACCAGTAATACTACCAACTCCAGTTGTTCCTGAGTTGTATGGTAATAAATTACAAACTGGTAATACATAAAAATATTCGTTTTTAACTGTTGCTGTTAAATAATTAGACATATTTTATCCTTATGGAATATAGTATGGGTTAATATATTCATTGCAACCGGGTGGCAACGAATTGTTTTTTATAAAAAGATCTTTATTTGTTGAAGAACTAATTAAAAACTTTTTCCATAAAGTAATATTATATGGATGAGCTTTATTATTTTTATCTGGTGATTCTGTTGGTGCTGGAATAAAGTCTGAAAATGTTTGAATAATATCTCGTATTGAATATAGATTTTTAAAATCAATACGAATTAATTTACCATTTTTAGCTTTAAGTTGAACAT